ATTATTAGAGGCAAAAATAGGTAATAATTGGCTTGACACCAAAGATGTTTTGTGATATAACAATACAACTTTACTAAGGAGATAATCTATATGAACAATGAAATAACAACTATTGATACTAATAATTATGCAGTCATGGCAAAAGCTATGGGAATGGCAGGAGAAACTGCTTCTACTGATGATAAACCTAAAACATTACCAAGATTTAGGATAAATCATACACCAATCATGGGTACTGCTGAAGTTAATGGTAAAAAAGTTAATGTTGAAGTAGTAGAAGGTGGAACTTATAAGCTAGAGATACCTGATGAACAAATTATATATGCTACTTCAGCAAAGATTAGACCTTTTATACAAAGATTTATGTACAAAAGGTTTGTAAAGAATATGTCAGCAAAGGCAGGAGAGCCTATGGGGATATATCACAAGACCATAATGTCAGATAACTTGAATATTGATTTAAAAGATAATCAAGGTAACTATAATTGTGGTAAGCCTTCAGGTTTTATAAAAGACTTTAAGGCATTGCCTGTTGAAACACAGGATGTTATCAGACAAATCAAAAGAGTTCGTGTTATATTTGGCATGGTTGATTTGGTTGGTTCTGTTGATGATAAAGGCAATAAGATTGAGAAGGAAACTATACCTTTCATTTGGGAGATAGACAATAGAGATGCATTTAAAACTATGGGAGAGCCATTTAAAAAGTTCTCGCAAGTTAAAAGACTCCCTGTGCAACACTCTATTGCACTATCTACAGAAGAAAGAAAACTTCCTAATGGTAATTCTTTTTACTTACCTAATTACACTCTTGATTTACAAGATACAGTAGAAGTTTCTAAAGAAGACCAAGATACTTTTATTAATTTCATGGCTTGGATTGATAATTATAATACTTATATTTATAATGAATGGGATATGAAAACTAAGAAAGAGTTAAATAAGGATGACATGGAAACTGTTGACGAATTTATTGACGTTGACACAGAAGAAGTCTAGTGAAAAGTAATAATCCATTCGCAGTCCACAATATTAATTATCTGTCACCTAGTAGTATGAATACTTTCGTGGCAGATAAACCTTTGTGGATGATGCGATACCTTTTTGGCATCAAATCCTCTAGTGGTGCAGGTGCAGTAAGGGGTATTGCAGAAGAGTATGCTTTAGCTGAAAAGTACGAGAATGGTTTCTTTGATTTTAAAGCACTTGATTCTAAGTTTATATCCTTATGTTGTGAATTAAGTGTTGATTTAAATGATGGGAGAACATTGAAAGAGAAAGATGCTCTAAAAGGGTTTGGTAATGTCCTTGATGAAAACTTTAAGTATGATAATCTTGAAACGTATCAAGAGAGGATTGAAGTAGAAGTCGAGGACTTACCTGTACCTGTCATAGGATATGTAGATTTTTTATTTAAAGATAAGATAGTCGATTTAAAAACTACAAATAGAATGCCATCAACTCCTACTGAAGCACAGAAAAGACAGATGGCAGTCTACTCTATGGCATACCCAAAGAAAAGTGTGGATTTATTCTTTGCTAGTTCCAAGAAGCATAGTGTATTTACACTTAGTAGTTTAACTAAATACAAAAAGCAAATAAAAGATATTGCTTTTACTATACAGAGATTCTTGTCTCTTAGTGATGACAAGCATGAGTTGGCTTCTTTTGAATACCCTAACTTTGATAAGTGGGAATGGTCAGAAGACATGAAGAGAGAAGCTAAAAAAATATGGAGTATAAAATAGTGGATAAAAAAATAGAAGACTTAAAGAATGAGATAGAGCAGATGGAGAAGCAACTAGCTGAAGCTAAGAAAGCCTATCGTGAAATGAGAACAAAAGGCTTGAGAGATGCTATGGAAGCTAAGAAGATGGCAGATGAAGCAGTCAAAGAAGAGATGAAAGCTCTTGGCTATCTGTCAACTGCCAATAACTTTAATTGGTATTGGAGAGACATTACATAGTGTTTGGTAGAGCACAACTAGAAGAGGGATACAGGGGTACTTTAGAGCATGGTATTGTAAAAGAACTAAAGAAAAGACGAGCTAAGTTTGAATACGAAACCCTAAAAATAAGGTGGGAAGAGATAATGTATCGTTCCTACACCCCTGACTTCATTTTAAGAAACGGAATAATTATAGAAGCTAAAGGCAGATTCCTTCCTAGAGAAAGAGTTAGGGCAATAGCTGTTAAAAAACAATTCCCTGATTTAGATATTAGATTTGTCTTTAGTAATAGTAAATCAAAAATATATAAAGGTAGTAATACAACTCTTGCTGATTGGTGCGATGAAAAAGGTTTTCTGTATCACGACAAGATTATACCTGTTAGTTGGATAAGAGAAAAAGGTAACAAGAAACACCCTGCCATAATAGACATTAGACATAGAAGGCAGAGTGGCAATAAAAGATAAAATAAACCCTGAAGACTTTGTTATACAAGTAAAGCCTATGTTAAATCCTAGTGGTAGATGGACAGGAGAGGTTGATGTTTCTGTTATATCATCTACGGATAATCCCCTCATTGATGAGGATTACTATGGTGTACTAGAGTTTTGTAGAATGATATGTGCTAGTATTCCTTTGATGGAAAAGGATGAAGATTTAAGAGCAAAGGCTATGGACTTTTTAAGAAAAGAAGATGAAGCATATGACAAGAAAGATAAACCAAAGATAGTTGACACGTATGATAATGTTATAGTAGTATCTTTTGATAAGGAAGACAAAAAATGTTAAGACATATGGAGTATATGAGAATGAGAGAGAAACAAGCTATGCAACAGTCAGACAATGTAGAAATGCAGGATATGGTTAATCATCCCCCACACTATAATAAGACAGGGGTGGAGTGCATAGATGCTATTAAGGCTATGACAGACGAAGGTTTTGAGCATTACTTACAAGGTAATATTATGAAATACCTATGGAGATACAGGTATAAGAATGGTGCAGAAGATTTAAAGAAAGCACAATGGTATCTCACAGAGTTAATAGACGTTGTAGAGAATGATAAAAGTTAAAATGATGTTGACACTAGAGGTTGACGAAGAGGAATACTCTGTTCCTTCTGACGGAGATGTTAGAGAAGACTTTGAGGAATATGTGACAGAATTGTTTTATGATATAGATGGAGTAAAAGTAAAACAAGTTAAAGTATTAATGGAGATATAAATGAGAAACTACCTACCAACAGACTACCAAAATTTTATAGCACTATCTCGTTATGCAAGATGGAAAGAAGATGAACAAAGAAGAGAGACATGGATTGAAACTGTTGATAGGTACTTCAGTTACATGGAAACACATTTAGTAGACAATCATCATTATATGTTGACTTTGGCATTAAAACAAAAGTTGACCAATGCTATCATGTCTTTGGGTATTATGCCTAGTATGAGAGCATTGATGACATCAGGTGTAGCACTAGACAGATGTCATGTCGCAGGTTACAACTGTAGTTATATACCTGTTGATAGTCCTCGTAGCTTTGATGAGTGTATGTATATACTTATGTGTGGCACAGGTGTTGGCTTCTCTGTGGAACGTGAGAATGTAGACAAGCTACCTATTGTCAATGAGCATTTTGAAAATAGCACTACTATCATAAAGGTGGATGACAGCAGACAGGGTTGGGCAAAAGCATTGAGGGAACTTATTGCTATGCTATATGTAGGACAGATACCTACATGGGATGTATCAGAGGTAAGACCTGCAGGTGCTAGACTAAAAACATTTGGTGGCAGAGCATCAGGACCTGCTCCATTGATTGAGTTATTTCAATTCTGCATACAAAAGTTTACAGGTGCAAAAGGCAGAAGACTATATCCTATTGAATGTCACGATATTATGTGCAAGGTAGGAGAAGTTGTAGTTGTAGGTGGTGTCAGACGTTCTGCTCTTATATCATTGTCTAATCTAGGTGATGACCAAATGCGTCATGCCAAATCAGGTCAATGGTGGGAGAATGAAGGACAGAGAGCATTAGCTAATAACTCTGTAGCATTTAAAGGTAAGCCTGAGATGGGTACATTCATGCGAGAATGGACATCA